GCCATGGCGTTGTGTTTCCTTCTTGGTTGCAACATTGGGTTCCTAGTAATGTGGGGGAAAGAATTACTATATCTTGGAACGTAATTATGAGAGGTGAGTACGGCGAGGCTCATACATTGCAAAATGCTCATATCTAAAAAGAACGAAGTATTTTTAGTTGTTTCAGACCTAGACCCATCCACAACACAAGAACTTACAGAGTATTTTACTTTTGAGGTGCCAGGTTTTAAATTTATGCCAATGTATCGTAATCGTATGTGGGATGGTAAGATACGATTGTTTTCTTCAGCGACAGGTGAAATTTATGTGGGGTTATTATCATATATCAAGAAATTTTGCGACAATAATGGAATTTCCTATATAGTAGAAGAAGGAGTAGAAAATGTCAGGAATGCCGATAGTAAGAGTGCTGCAGGATTTATCAAAAGCCTCAAACCCAAATCACAGGGGAAAAGTCTTAAAGTTCGCGATTATCAAATTGATGCTGTCGCCCTCGCTGTGGCCAGAGATAGGGCTCTTCTTGTTTCTCCTACTGCTTCTGGTAAGTCTTTAATAATATATTCTCTGGTTCGTTATTACCATATGAAGGCCCTGAAGACACTAATTCTTGTTCCTACTACCTCTTTGGTTGAACAAATGTATTCTGATTTTCAGGATTATGGGTGGAGTTCAGGTACATATTGTCAAAGAATATATCAAGGTTACGATAGAAAGGTAACTAAGCCCGTAGTTATATCTACTTGGCAATCTATATACAAGATGCCAAAGAAATATTTTGAGCAGTTCGAGTGCGTAATTGGAGACGAGGCCCATCAATTTAAGGCAAAGTCTCTCACTGGTATTATGACTAAGTTACACCAATGTAAGTATAGATTTGGTCTTACAGGGACGCTAGACGGTACACAGACGCATCAACTTGTTTTAGAAGGTCTATTTGGTCCAGTTGAAAAAGTAGTAACCACTAAAGAATTGATAGATAAAAAAACTCTTGCAGATTTAAAAATTAAATGTATTATATTAAAACATCCAAACATAAAAGAGAAAATGGATTATGCTGAAGAAATTAACTACTTGGTATCAAATGAATCGAGGAATACTTTTATTTTGGATTTGTTGCGTCATATTAATGGGAACACTTTATGTTTGTTCTATTTAGTAGAAAAACATGGAAAATTATTATTTGAAAGGATGAAGGATGATGGAAATGTCTTTTTTGTCTACGGAGGAACGGAAACGAATACAAGAGAAGAGATTAGAAGAATCGTTGATGGGTCCAAAAATTCTACAACTATTGCTTCCTATGGGACTTTTAGCACTGGTATTAATATCCGTAATATTAACAACATTGTGCTCGCAAGTCCAAGTAAGTCCAAAATTAGAGTACTCCAATCGATTGGCAGAGGACTTAGGCGTAGTAATATTAAAGATTCCATTCTAGTATTTGATATAGCAGATGATATATCTTATAATGAAAGGCGAAACTTTACTCTTAATCATTTCACAGAACGCCTCAACATCTATAACGAAGAACAATTTGACTACGAAATAAGTAAGGTAAAACTAAAATGAATACATTCGCAGAATCCAAAAATTTCAAACTTGTAAAATTAATTAATGGTGAAGACATTATTTGTACCATCGAAGGAGAAAAAGATGATAAACATATTCAAATAATATATCCATTAAAAATGCAAGTTGTACCTAGAATGTCTCCTAATGGAGTGGAAGAATCTTTAAATCTTAGCCATTGGATACATCCATATACAGAGACTCATTCTTTTAAAATACCATCTTCCAGTATAATGCTAATTACTGATGTTTCACCCGGCCTGTCAAGATATTATGAGTATGTCTTAGCAAATTTTGATCAAGAAGACAATATCGATAATATCGATAATGATGAAATTCATGATGAAATACTGAAATCTATAGAACCCAATAGTAAATTAATACATTAATGTATGCATAAACCACATACTCTTTATACACTATATTTTAAGCAGAGTCAAGTTCCTTTATAGAATAAAAGAACCTTGACTTTATTGTTATGGGGATGTATAATAATTAATAATATGAAGGAGTCCCTATGATTAATAAATCAAACAAACCACATTATGTTAATAATAAAGAATTTTTGAAAGCGATGATAAATTGGAATAAAACATTTAATGAAAAGGATGGAGATGAAATTCCCCCTGTAACAAATTATATAGCTGAATGTTTTATGAAGATTGCTACTCATCTATCTTATCGACCAAATTTTATTAATTATACTTATAGAGATGAAATGATTTCTGATGGCATCGAAAATTGTTTACAATATGTTAAAAATTTTGATCCAGAAAAATCACAGAATCCCTTTGCATATTTTACTCAAATTATTTACTATGCATTTATTAGACGAATTCAAAAAGAGAAAAAACAAACCCACATTAGGAATGAAATGATATCAAAACAAGACTATCAAGCTTATGTTACTATGGAAGGTGATAATACTGGGTATTCAGTGAGAGGATTTGATCCTAATCTTATGGTTCCAGATGAACCTGTATATAAAACAAAATCTAATGAAGAAACTAAGAAAAAAGGTTTAGAAAATTTTATGGAAACTGATGATGAATTGGATAAAGTTGTAGAGAGGAGTGTAGATTGAAGATTGCAATTATAACAGATACTCATTTTGGAGCCCGAAACGATAATCAGAATTTCAGCGATTTCTTTTTTAAATTCTATGAGAATCTATTTTTTCCCACATTAGTAGAGAAAGAAATAACTACGTGTATTCATATGGGTGATGTTATGGATAGACGTAAATATGTTTCATATAAAACAGCCACAAATTTCAGAACAGGGTTTGTTGATAGGTTCAAAGAATTAGGCATAGATTTACATATTACTATAGGGAATCATGACACGTATTATAAAAATACCAGTGAAGTAAACTCTATGGATGAACTTGTAGGCGATAGATTTAAAGTTTACACAAAACCAGAGGTTGTAGATTTTGATGGATTATCTGTTTTATTGGTTCCTTGGATTAATGCAAATAATTACAATAAATCTATGGAGGCCTTAAAGTCAGCAAATGCAAATATACTTATGGGTCATTTAGAGATTAATGGTTTTGCAATGAATGCTGGACAAATGGTCTGTGCGGACAGCTGGGACAAAAAAGAATTCAAACGATTCGAAACTGTATTCAGCGGGCATTTTCATCATAAGAATGATGATGGGCAAATATATTATCTTGGTACTCCATATGAAATATATTGGAGCGATTGTAACGATGCAAAGGGATTTCATATTTTCGATACAGAAACTAGAGAATTAGAACGTATCGTGAATCCTTATACGATATATAAAAAGATTTTTTATGATGATACGGTGAATGAATATGATAACCATAATATGTCACAATATAAAGATCACTATGTTAAGGTGGTTGTAGTAAATAAAAAGGATTTATATCAGTTTGACAAGTTCACAGACAAACTTTTGGCTGCAGATGCATATGAGGTAAAGATCATAGAAGACTTTTCAGAGCTAGATGCAAGTAATGTATCAGATGAGATTGTAGAGAATGCAGAAGATACTATAACATTACTAGAGAAATATGTAGATGATCTTGATGTAACTCTAGATAAAACCAGACTAAAAAATACTATGAAGAGCCTGTATAATGAAGCGCAAGACTTGGAATTATGAGAAAACTCTTGACAAACCCCGCCCGGCCGTGATAGTAAACTGTGTTAAAAATGTCACACTTTTCATAAATATTGAATAAAATGACATTTGGACCTCGATTCGTATTGACAAAGTATGTTCCATATGATACTATATAAACATGATGAAAAACAAGTCCACGATTGCAAAACTCCTCGCTGAAGAGGATATTTACGTTGTCTATAAACAGATAGATACCGCATATTTTAATTCAAAGAGCCGTGAATTGGGTCTGCCCATCTGGAAAGATGAGAAAATGACTCCTGATATGCATGACCTGATGGTTATACATGAGACTGCTCACGCTCTCTGGACTCCTCTTGATATGCTTGAGAAAGCAGCAATTCGGAAAATCAATCACTCGTTTGTGAATATCGTTGAAGATGCTCGTATTGAACGGAAAGCTCAGGATAAGTATCCTGGCTCTGTTGCGGTTTTTAAACGTGGATATCGTGATCTTTCTGCTTTGGACTTTTTTGGTCTGAACGGTAAGGATGTTTCCAAGCTGAACTTAATTGATCGTATCAATCTGTTCTTCAAAAAGCAGGATGTTGAGTTTTCTGATGAAGAGAAAATTTGGGTTGATCGTGTTGCGAAAACCAAGACTCCTGATGATGTTCTTGACCTTGCAGAAGAGCTCTACAAATGGATGGAAGAAAACGAGTCCGAAACTGATAATCACAATTCTGGTGATGAAACTGAAATGGGTATGCCTGATCCTAACGGTGAGTCTGGTGAAGGCGAATCTGATAACTCTGATGGAGAAAATAGTAATGATGATAATGCTGGTAACGAGTCTGGTGCTGATAACGGTGCTGACAGCGATGACGCCGAAGATGGTGAAGCTTCCAATTCTGATAAGAGAGAAAAAATAGATGAAGACTCTACTGACAATGGGTCTGCTAGCAATAGCGGTATGGATTCTGATAATCGTGACGATGACTCTCTGGATGATGGGAGCGATGTAAAAGAATCCTCACCAGAAGGTGGTGAAAATTCCTCTGGAAAAGGTTCTGCTCCTGTTGCGACTACCGATACCGCTTCTAAAGATGGTATGGACGCATTACGTGATAAGGCTGCGGCAGATCGAATTTATGCAAACATTCCGAAACTTGATCTCAATGAGGTTATTGTTTCTCATTCTGATTTGCTAAAAGAATTTGGCGACTACTATCGTGCTTGTTCGGTCAACGATGGCGCTTTATATGGTACAGAATGTGCAAAAGAGATTGCTACCCTCAAGACAGATTCTAAAAAGATCGTTTCTTACATGGTCAAAGAATTTGAGATGAAGAAGGCTGCAGATCAGTATGCTCGCGCCGCTGTCTCAAAAACTGGTTCTTTAGATATGAGTAGGTTACACACTTACAAATACAACGATGATATTTTTAAGAAAGTCACGACTCTGCCGGGTGCTACTAATCACGGTATGGTAATGGTTCTTGATTGGTCTGGTTCGATGAATCAGAATCTTAAAGGTACTCTTTCTCAGCTGTTCAATTTGATTTGGTTCTGCCGCCAGACACGAATTCCTTTTGAGGTGTTTGCATTTTCTGATGCATATGGCAATTACAACGGCAAACAAAAAACCTTTAGTTCTTCTCAGACATATAAAGCTGGCGATTTGATAGTCAAGGATTTTAAACTTTTAAATTTCTTCTCCAGTAACATGTCTGTTAAAGAAGAAATTGAAATGATGAATATCTTATTCATGTATATCAATCGTTATGGTGGATATCGGAATTGGAATGAAAGGGGATATCCTTACAGCGCTCCCAATAATATTCAATTAGGTGGAACTCCGCTGAATGATGCAATTGTTGCAATGATGAGTGTCTTGCCCAAGTTCAAATCTGATACTGGTGTTCAGAAAGTTAACACAGTTTTTTTGACTGATGGTGCTTCAAATTGCCTTGCTGGTGTTATGGATTATCGTTTGGTAACAGATGCCAATGATAACTCCGGCCGCGAAGTTGGTACGCACATTGAAACCACAAAATCGTTGGCCAGCTATTACAGGAATCGTGATAAGAAAGTAATTTTCACTGACCCTGTAACGAATAAAACTATTGAAGTTGAGGGAATTGAGTACACTGAAG